CCTCTGGATTTGTTTCCCATAAATGCTGTATATATAATTTAGTTTTATCAATATCTGCTTTGCTCCAATTTTGTGTAGCAGCTAAATTTTCAAATTCATCTCTTATTCTTACAAAAGAAGCTGCTGTAAAATCTTGATGTCCTATACCTAATATAGCCTCATATGCCTGATCAGCAGTAACATCAGTAGATTCATCAAAATACTTAGTTTCAAATACTGGATCTACTGTTGGTGGAGATGAATCAGCATATATATCTTCATCATCTTTATTAAACACATCCATAATAAAGTCTATAACAGGAGTTTTCCTGTTAGCAAATAACCCTATTCCTGTGGGGGTAACATCTGTACCGTCCGCCATTTTATTCTCCGATTTCTTTAGGACGTTCTGCCTGTAACAATTCCTTTTCCTGGAATCCTTGAAATAATGCTCCAGATACTTGAGTTACAGTTGTTTTGTTTTTATCTTCTAAATCCATAATATCAGAAAGTTTAAATAAAGCTTTTAATCTAGTCTCGTCCTTTTCTGAACTAGAAGCAATACTATGGATACTTTCTAAAATAGTTTTTTCATCTATTCCCAATTCATGTAAAACTGGTTTTAATTCTTCTTTCATAGCTGTTGTAATCCTTTTCGTTTTTACAAGTTGCGCTGACTTCTGTTTAGCATAACCTGGGTTAGTCGTAGGAAAAGCCTTCATATAAGCTTCCTGAGGACTTAACCCAGAAACTATATATACGACAAAGAGATGTTCGCACTTACTCAGTGTGGTCCGATCTAGTAGAACGTCTGCAGAACTCTTATTCCCTCCAAAGGAATAAATATTGAGTCTGCGCGAAGTGTCCATCTTCGCCTTGGAGGTTACTGGAAAAGTTCCAGTGCACGTGCCAACGTATTCCCTAACCTTGTTCCGTCCTTTCGGCACGACCATCTTACCTTTGCGCAAAATTTGTATACAACAATCGTCATCTGCTCTTACCCAATCGCCAACTTCTGCTGATCTCCAATTAACAAGCTTAATATCAGAAGGAAGTTGATCTTCTGGGTCATATACTGCATGACTGATTCTATTTACTCTATAATATCTCATTTAGGTCTATAATCAGCTCTATTAAACCAACCTTCTAAGAACTGGTTTTGTGTAGTATCAATATTAACTATATTCTGATAATATTGTTTCTGCACCTTTATTACCTCATCAATAATCGCATCTTCCCCAACTATATTGATAGCACTTTTAACTGCTACTCTAGTTTTATTCCCCATACCTCCATCTTCTACAAGAGGCCGTTGCATTATAGGGGCTTTTGTAAATATATTATTTAAAGCTCTTTGCATTATTAAAGTGCTTTTTCCAGTATTTATTTGTACATCAGCCATTTTAAATGCCACAATGTTCTTACCATAATTATGTTCAGCATTCGCTAAAAAATCTCTTCTATATATCTCTTTTGCTTCAACTTGAGTTAAATTTATTATATCTAAGTGTGGGTAAGATTTTGCACTAATACCAAAATTAGTACCTTTTAACGTTCCTTTACCCTTTTGTCCACCTGTCCAATTACCGTGATCATCAGCATTTTTAGTGTATCCACCTTCATGATGTAATACTTGATCTAAAAATACATCAGCCTTTAACTCATATGTTAATGCATTTGGTTGCATTACTGAAGCAATCATGTTCACAATCAGTAAGACCTTTAGTATGTTTTTCTCGCCATAGGTGATCTACCTAATGGATTATTACCTCTACCCATATTTGGTTTTTTCTGAGTAGACATTCCTTTTTTCGCAAAATTTCCCTTATAAGATACACAATCATTATAAGCTTTTGAGCCTACAGGAAACTTAGCTGCACATGTTTTAGGATCTGGCATAATTAACCTTTCTTGTTTAGTTGTCTAATTAAATGCTCATTTTGTTGTCTAAGAAGCTCATTTTGTTTTCTAACACCTTTAACGTACTTATTATTCTCAAGCTGAGCATTTAAGTACTTAGCTCCTTCTTTCAACTTTTCAGGATCTATCTTAGCCATTTATTACTCCAGTTTACTTGGCCGAAGGCCAAATTAATTTTATGTTTCTGCTATCTCAAATACATTGATTTGACTAACGGACTCATCATCCATATAATCTAAAACCCATGTATTACCTTTAAATAAGATAGGCATTCTAGTCTGCATTATACCACTAGTTTGTGCTATATCACTATCTAACAATTCTTCTGATAACAATTCTATACTATCATTATCAGGATTATATCTAACAGTTAATATATATTTCAATATTTTATTATTATCTGCCATACTAACCCTTTCATAGATATTATAGTTTAGCATACATTATATATAAAAAGCAACTTCTATTTTTTTTCTTCAGCAGCTTTAACTACTTTTTTATACTTTTCTTTCAAATAAGCTTCAAATTCTTCTTCCTTATCTGAAAATTTAACAAAATCGGTAATAACCTTCATTGTTAAGTTTAATACTCTACTCTCTTCAGTAATAGCCTCATATAATTGATGTAAATGAGTCTCTATTTCTTTATTTGTTAACTTCTTATTAGCTTTACTCATAAAAGCCCCCCCTTTTTTCATAGCCTTAATATACAAAAAGATTGTAATACAAAGCAACTTTTAAAAATTGTAGCATTTTAGTGCTCGGTGTTATAATATCACCACACCCCTTATCAGGGGATTATCACTATCGTGATTACGTTATTTTTCAATTTAGATTATATATAATTATCAATTGATTCTTAGAAAGGAGAACAAATGACAGAAGTAAAGTTAATGGACAAGGAAGAATTAAGAGCAGCTAATCAAAGAATAATAGATGAAGAATTAGCAGCCGCAAGCAAGGAAGCATTACATCTTAAGTATAAGATGAAAGATATGCCAGCGCTAATAGAAGATGGTGAATATCTTATAGTGCTAGCTATGATCAAGAATAGATCTACTTACTGTAAGTTTGGCGGTGAGTATAATCGTTCTAAACGAGCAGCATATCTCAAGAAATTAAGAGGCAACCTTGACAATTTAATGGCTTACATCAAAGCAACAGAATGGGCTGATCAACATATTTATAAGCAAGAGTTAAAAATGACCAGATCATTGCTTTATGATAATGACCGTTCTAATTAAACTTTTAACAGGGGGTAATTAATTTTACCCCCATAAACTTTTAATTTATATTTAAACTACCATTGTTGAAGATAGTAGCGGTAGTTGGAGAGTATGTCTACAAACAAATTCTTTTAAAGTGTGAAAGGATAGCGTAGATGCGCCTGTGTATGATTTATATATACAAACTTATACCAAACTATAAATTTAAATTGTATCCTCCACAATAGTAACTAACAGTGAAAGGAGGTAGTATGAAAGTACTATTTACTGTTGACAAGCTACATAAGCTAGCTAATAACTCCAAACATATCAAATGGTATGCTATTGGATTAGTTATTGAGCGGTTTGATGTCTTGGTACGACTAATCGTGCAAAAGACTAAGTAGCATAACTCCCAGTTATTAATTAGCTGGGAAGAACGGAGTAAATCGATGCCAAGAACAATAAAGGCCATGTGTACTGGCTGTAATACCAAATTATCAATTTATGTACATAAAAGCTTTAACAACCATAATTTATTATTAAATGCTAAATATGGTGTAGACTATTTAATTCAAGACAGAGAGCTTGAGAATGGTAATACTACTAAGGCTTGTGATCAACATGGTATCATTAAAGTCAAAGATATTAAATCAATCAAAGAGGTCAAAGATAAACAGGCCAAAGATTGGAATAAGTCTGATAAAAATGGTAAACCATATGACACATCTATAGACGCTAATATGAAAGATGCCTGGGATACGGTGGAGGCTGATTTAGATGATAAGTTTGAAGATCCATTTCACACACCTGATTTGGAGTAATAGTGATGAATAATTGGGTGAAATTAATATTTATGTGCACATTATGGGGACTAGTATTTATAGTATTATTATACATAGTCCTTGTAATTGCAGGAATAATTTAGACATCAAGAGAGTGCATAAGGGTCGAGCCTGGAGCTATCCTCTGTGTGATCATAGTAAATGGTGTACCAATAGAGCTAACAGGTCACTAAGCTACATACCAACTATGATCATGTTGTCTAATAATAACTAACAAAGTCCAAACTAATAAGTATGTACAGCTTATTAACGGCAAAATATATGAACAATGAATAATAATAATAGGAGTTATGATACAGGCTTGATCACCTGTTGATTAACGTTGTGAAACCTGTAGATTGTCTTGATAAAGGGCATGCAGGTAGACTGTTAGAGAGAATGCTCGCTGTAATATCAAGGGATATTATAGAACTAGTAGAAGCTAGAACAGTTGTTGAGTCAATAAACAAGATAAAGGGTTACCTTTGTCTAGTGGATATATCACGCTTAGAAATAGGCACTGTGTTGTACGGTTAGCAGGACTAACATTAGCAGCAGGATATATCATTTAATCCAGTGTATAACTAGCACTATATGCCAATCTATCGGAGTATCCAGCTCTAATGGAGGTAGAAATAGTATATGATTGTATAATCATGGATGAAACACTACCAATGCTAATATGACTTCATGTGCGGTATAACCTAGTCCCGCCACAACCTAATATTATTTAACAATCGATACTAAAGGAGAAAGTATGACAAATGATACTAAAAAAATATATGAGCCACGATTAGGCTGGTATAACAAAGTAGATGTATTAGAGGATGCACCACAATTTACTGGTACACCTAAAGATATTATACTATTATATCTACATATGATAAAGATTTATAAAAGAAATTTGGGCAGATTAACCATTTATGATACTAGAATTACTATTAAAGGTATTAATAAAATGACATTAAGAGTCCAAGAACTAACACAAAGCTATAAAAATGCTGTCCAAATGAAAAACGAGACCAAATTAAATAAGATTGCTGAAAAACATTGGGCTAAATTTCATGCTTTGAATAATAAACACAACCTAATAAAGAAAGGGGTATAATATGCCTAGAGAAAATGCAATAACAATCAGAGAATTTGATGGATCAGGATTCCAAGAATCTAGTACTCATGCTTCAACAGTTGGAGAATATAGAGAACTAAAAGGCCTTGGAGCTGATGTAACAATTTCAGTTAATACAGTAAATCAACCTGATACTTTCGCATTAGAACAGTCTGATCCACCAATGGCTATTGCTGCAGTTCAAAGCAATAAAACAGGCGGCTCAGCTTTATTACTAAATACTATCGATTAATTTGGTATCGAGGAGATAATAGAGAGAGATGAGGAGCTACGTAGACACGTAGGCTTGGCTTGTAGGGTCTAGCATATGAGAGTATGCGAAAGGGACACCTGTAATGGTGTGTGTAATCTCTCTTTATAAATTTAAGAAAGGAGGACTATATGTCAGTAAATGTATTAACTCTTAATGAGTTAACAAATAGTAAATTAAATAGTATAGCAGATAATATTATGCTTGGTCCACAAGCAAGTATTATGGAATCATTAAATAACATAAACGGTACTCATCAATTAGATCTTGGGGTTACTAAAACATTTAGATGGTCACCTGGTGTTTATGATAAGATTAAAAAGAAAATATATCAATATAATGGATTTGAAATGAGTAATTCAGGTATGTATCATTTATTTAGAAGAATGGACGAAAATTATCATTGGTATAAAAAATGTCTTAAAGATAAAGTTGTAGGTTTAGAGAATGAATTAAAAAACTTGCGAGATAGTAATATTGTTTGGCAAGATAATTCAGATGCAACTTTAAATATTTATGCTTTAATTAAAGAAAAAATAGAAGAAACTTATAATGATCTAAATGATGATATTCAAATTAGATATAATATATTAGAACAAGTTGATGATGATACAAATGAGATATTATATAATAATTATAAAATTAGATTTTTAATAGAATATAATAATATTGATGTTCATATATGGACTGGTCGTAGTAAAAGATATTTAGGTGCTGTGCCAACTGGTCCAGTAACATTAAATATTCAAATGAATTTAGTTCAAGCTTTGAATAATTTATCTGTAAGACAAAATAATATGTTTAAAATTGTTAATTTACCTTCTAATTATAGTACTGAAGGCTCTGTATTTAACATAAGAGGTTTATATGATTCAGATGTTGAATTATTTCATCCTTTTATAGGAACTAATACACGTCGTTATGGAAGAGATGTTATATTATGTAATGAAACTAAATCAATGAATTGGAGAAATGTATGTACAGGTGATATGGGTAAACAAATGGCATTAAAATGTATTAATTTTGATTTAAATGAAATAAATGGAACATTTAAACAATGGTTATCTAATTTTATAGTTAATCACACACATCCATTAAATGGCTTTAGAACATGGTTTCATGGTTTACCTAAATGGTTAAAGGAAACTGAAGACTTACATGCTATTATAGGGCATAGAGAAGATGTAGAGGATTGTTATAATGCTACACAAATAATAGATAAAGAGTCTGATGGTGATGATTTTACAAGTAATATTAATTATTGTACTGAAAGTGAATGTCAATTACAAGCAAATTGTAATACTTTTAAGAGGCTAGCAGACCCAGACTATATAGATATGCGTAATCAATTAATAGCAGAGTTATCATTAATACTTGGTGCTGTTCCTTACGATGTTGACCGTAATTGGAGATTTACTACAGTTGAAAATCTAATTCAAATAATTTCTAAAGAAGATCCTTATCGTAGACAGAGAGTACTAGAAGAAGCAATGGATTTATACTCAAAAGTATACCCTAAAACTATATTTGCTGATTTAAATTCTTTTGTTGAACAAAGAAACTTGAGTTTATGGTTAACACGCACATTAATAAATTATGTTCATGATTTAAGAAAAGAGTATGAACTTGTTCAAGAAGGATGTAAATCTGGAAAATATGAGCCAGAAACTATGAGTGAAGAAGAAATGGTAAGAGTTCTTCAAACAAGAAATAATAATATGGGGCTAATAGCTACTCATCCACAAACTTCAGCGGATTGGATTGCTCCTGTTAATACATCAACGGGTAATATTCATGGTGGTGAACAACCACAAGGTGATCGTGAACAAGAGATTGACTGGAGCGATGAAGAATGGGAAGAATTTGAGAGGCAAGAAGCTGAGGAAATAGCTGAATATGAAAGACATTTGAGAGAAATAGCAGAAAACCCAGAACCAACTAACTTAGAGGAGGAATAAATATGGACGATGCAATATTCTCTATTAAAGAGAAAACATTCGACAAAATACTAAATTATGCACATTATGCTAAAGATAAATTTAAATCAGAAATTGGTGGCATGTGTGTAGTACTAGAAGATAAAGATGGAGATCATGAATTAGTTGATCCAGTTATCTTAAAGCAAACAATCAGTGGAGGTAATTGTGTGTTAGATAAAGATGAATTAGCTAAATACTATACTAAAGCTGATATGAAATACAATAAACAGAAATATACATTCTGTTGGTGGCATAGTCATCATACTTTAGGAGCTTTCTGGAGTTCTACTGATACTGATACTATGGAAGAAGCTTCTGGAAGTCCTATAAGCTATTCTTTAGTAGTTAGTTGGGACAAAGAACCATATGGACATATATTTAGAGTATCATATTGGAAACCAATTGTTGATCATCATGATATTAAACTTGAAATTACCGATAGGAAAGAAAAGCGAATACCTAAATCTATCATAAAAGAAGTAGATGATAAATGTTCAACATTTGTTGCCACTAAATCAAACTACATTGGTAGTCCGTTAAATAGAAACTATAGAGGATATGGATATACAAATTACGGCATACAGAACGAACTATTTGGTGATCATCTTGATTTAACCGAAAAAGAAGATACTACTGCAACGTATGGTATAGTTCTTGATGAAGTTGATTCATTATTAAATAAATTAGCTTGTGGTACAATAAATTATCATAATTATTCTTATGAAATAGATAAGATTAATGATAAATTAGGTAAAGATCATCCTATTTCAGTTTCAAAAGAAGAGGAAAAAACTGTTGATAATATATTAGCTAAAACTGCTAGTGATTATGTTACTTATGATTTAAGTAAAGAAGAAGTAGATGATAGAGTGAATATTATGAATATAGAAGGAGACTGGGCATGATAATTGAAAGATTTAAGGATATATTTGATAATATGCATGATTATTCATTTCACATACTTGGTTGCGGGGCCATTGGGAGCTCCGTAGCCACTCAGCTAGTTAGAAGTGGAGCTGAACGTTTTATATTATATGATATGGATACAGTAGATGTAGAAAATATAGGAGTATCTCAATATCTTGAAGAAGATATAGGTAAAGACAAGGTATATGCATTAGCTGAACAATTAAAATCTATTAATGTACATGCAAATATAACTACATATTATGGAAGATTTGATTATAATGCTTATAGTCCTGATCTTCAAAATAAAGATATAGTTATATTAGGCTTTGATTCTATGTCTTCAAGATTAGAAGCTGTAGAAATAGTATGTAATGATGCATCTGCAAGACCACTGTTTATAATAGACGGTAGAATGGGTGCGGAACACTATCAACAGTATACATTCAGAAAACCTACAATCCGAGAATACAAAGGTACCTGGTATAGTGATGAAAAAGGATCTACAGAACCTTGTAATGCTAAAGCTACAAGTTATTGTTCTAATATGAGTGGTAGTTTTATAGTTAATACTATAAGAAAATTAATTACTAATCAACCATATCATAAAGAATTGAGCTTTCATTTTCCAACCATGAATTTGGATAAAAGTAAAATGATTGCTTGATGACATGAAACGTCATATAGAGTGAGGGACTTTTAGTGGCCTTTGAGTCCCTCTCCTCCTAAAAGTTTGGCTGGCATACCCAATGTAAAGGTTTGGCCTAATCTGATAGAGAACTGATACAAAGTATGCCAAATATTATATAAAAAAAAGCTTGGCGAATTTAGGTAAATTGCTTAAATTCTAGATCCAATAATCATAAATAATAGGAGGGAAGTATGAAAACTTTATACTTTGATTTAGAACATGGAAGTAAAACTCTAGGTTCTAAAAATGCTATACAAACAATGTTTGGCTATCCTGTATTACATCCATACACTTGGGATCAATTTCTCAAGATTATAGGTGGTATATACAAGCAAGACAAAGTTGTTGTAACACAAAAAATAGGAGACCTTGAAGTATCTCATGAAGATCAGCAAGTAGCTCTTAAAAATGGTACTGTAGTTGATGCATTAGTCATTGATACAGTATCTGAATTATGTAAAAAATACCAAAGAAGCTTATGTGATAAAAATGGTACAATGAAGCTTCAAGATTGGGGGAAGCTGAAAAACAAAATAGACACAGCTTTAGAATTTATTACTAGAATACCAGGAGTGGTAATATGTACGTGCCATTCTAAGATGAGTTCAATGGACGATGGTACTACCAGAATCCAGCCATATATAGATGGCTCTTCTAAAGAAGATATATCTAAATGGTTTGATTTTGTATTTTACTCAAAAACCATTATCAATCCTAGTAATAAAAGAGAGTATGTGTGGATTACAGAAAGAAGCGAAATGTATAATGACGCTAAAGACCGTACTGGTTTACTTGATTCACAAATACCTCAAGACTATCAATTGGTAATTGATGCTGCTAACAAGAAAGAATTTGATGGTGCTAAAATACTTATCATTGGATCTCCTGGAAGCGGTAAAACTTATAGTCTGCAAACCCTAAATAAGGAGGTGTCTAATGAGAACACTAACAATTAAGAAAAATAATGGATCTAAATTCTCTCCAGGCTGGAAACAGGTGGAGATAGTTAAAGCAGTATATGGTGACTATAATGGCACCAAATACGTAGATTGTTACTTTAAAGATTATCCTGATTCACTTAACTTAAGAATCTATGCCAAAACTGGGCAAGATGGAGAAGAATTTGCTATAGGTAGATTATTCCGATTTGCTAATGCTGGTATAACAGAAGTGCTTAACGGCCCTAATGGTGATAATGTAGTTAAGATTGATGATAGTCCTCAAAGCTTAATTGGAAAACATATCAATGTATATTTCTACAAAGATGGAGATTATAGCAGAATATTATCTTCTGTAGCTCCAACTGAGTTTGAAAATCAAATTGAATCATTTTCTGAAGATGATGTTACCTATTGGAAAGGTCAATCAGAAAACTATTACAAAAAGTACATCGTAAAAGATGCTGCAGTTGGTGATATGGATTCAATTATAAATACATCTAATGATAGTGATAGTTTGCCAATATAATATCACATAGATCACTGGCACCTGTTGATAAATAGGAAACCTGAAGAGTCAATTAAGTTTGGCCGTCAGCAGGTGCTATATCATTAAACAAGGAGAAGAAATGGGTTGGTACGCACAAACAGAAGAAGCAAAACAACATGTAAAAGAATGTCAAGGATGTGAGAATTGTATATGGATAGAGGAATCTGCTCATGCGATGATGGAATATGGAACAATTATAGAAAAGGATCATCCGTTAAAAGAACTTATAATTAATAAATTTCAAGGAATTGAAATAGAATAGGAGAATATATGGCGGGATTAGCTAAGCTCGGAGATAAAGCAAGATCATCTCAAGGAGCTAAGACTTCAAATAAAGACAGAACAAAAAGAAAAGAGACTTACTACGAAAGAGCTTATAGACTAAAGAAAGAATTACCTTGGCCTTATAATACTCTAATTGATTTAACTTATGTAAAAAAGGGGGAATGATATGATTAAAGAATTTGCTTTTGGATTATCTAATAGATGTCATTTCCAAGAAGCATCAAAAGCAGGAGAATGGATGGGTCTCGATAGAGATACATTTGTATCCTTATATGATTATGATAACAATGTTATAAATTATGTCCAACAAAAGGGTAAGCTAGCTGGATATGATGGACCTATATATATGCCTGATGAATTTATACTTGATGTGGATGGAACTAATCCATTAAATGCAAGAGAAAAGTTGTTAGGTTTAATGATTGTACTAGATGATTTAAATATGGCTTATAACATGTATTTTAGTGGAACAGGATTCCATGTAGGTATACATTCATCAGCATTTAGATGGCAACCATGTGATGACTTACATATAAAAGTAAAGAAAGAATTAACATCTAAAGGTATCTTTGAATATGCTGATCCAGCTGTTACTGATAAGACCAGAATAATAAGATTAGTAAATACTAGAAATAGTAAATCTAACTTATGGAAAGTACAAATTGATCCTGTATTAAATATACTAGATAAAGATGATAAAGAATTTGTTCAAGAAATTGAGCAGTTTGCATCTAAACCTCAGAAAGTTATTAATGATGATATAGAATGTAATGTAGTGTTTGATGTATTAGGAGCAGTTCAGACAACCTCACGTAGCGATCTGAACGAGGAGCCTGTCCCTTCACAAGGTAGACAACCAGATCCAATGAACTATCCATGTATTCAAAGAATGCTATATGGTTCTGTAATTGGGAGCAGACATTTAGTTGCTTTACGATTAGCTGCTTGGATGAGGTGGCTATATCCAGAGGAAACAGTACGATTATTAATGAATGACTGGAGAGAACGAGTGGATAATCCAGACAAACCATTTAAACAAAAAGAAATGGATGCAATCGTTGATAATTGTTATGAGGGTCATGATGGTAGTGGTTATAGATATGGATGTCATGATATAGTTATGGATAAACATTGTCAAAATACCTGTAGATTATTTAAATCTAAGAAATCACAAAACACTATGAATGCTGAAATGATGGAAAAAGAAATGATTGATTTCTATAAAAGAGATTTAAATCCAATCAACTTTAGTGAAATATACACTAAATGCGACTTTCCCATATACCCAGGGGAAGTTGTTATCCTACAGGCTCCTCCAGCTTCTATGAAAACTATGTTACTACAAAATCTTATGGTAGCATTTAAGAAACCTACTTACTTTATAGAAATGGAGATGTCACCAAGACAGATCTGGTCTAGATTTGCTATGATAGAAACTGGTATGAGTGAAGAACAATTAGCAGCTCATTATAAGCAGTATAATAATGGTATAAGTCAAAGCTTTAATTGGTTGACTGTAGATTACGGATCTCTATATACGCATGAATTAGAGAAAAGAATCGCTACCCTACCTGTTAAGCCAGAATTGGTAGTTGTTGACCATATGGGGCTATTTAGGAGCAAACAGAGGGATCATAACATGAAAGTTGAGGAAGCTAGCCAGGCTTTGATGGAATTAGCAGTAAAACATCAAGTAATTGTATTTACAGTTAGTGAGATCAGTAAACAAGCTATGGTTGAAGGTATGAATATAGCGTCTTCTAGAGGCTCATTTAGAGTTGCTTATAATGCAAATAAAATACTATCATTAAAACCTTTCAAAGATGAACAAGGTAATATAAAAATGTTGCAACTTGTAAGCGACAAGAATAGAGAGCGTGAAACTTTAAACATAAAACTAGGAATAGATAATGTAAGGATGGTTCCATATGAAGAATAAAGAGGTAATAAGATGAACTTAGATAAAAACTGTTGTAAAAAAGTAGCAGCTGCATTTGCTGAATGGCAATATGCTGTTGAAGATGCTATGGAAAATGTAAATAAGGTATTAAATGTATATCTGGAAATTGAACAAAAACACTATGAAGAAGATAAAAGAGATGATCATATATACTTGACATTAAGTAAATTACGAGAATTTCATGATATGGTAGGAGTATGGAATGAAGAGTAAAGAAATGATTAAGTTAATGAATACAATATTTGATTCAATACTTAAGATGCATAAAGAAGGACAGAAAGAATATGCTCAAGATGAAGATAATGTATTCGCTAACTTTGACAGAATAGCAAATCAAACAAATACAGACAGAAAGTTTGTATTATGGATATATCTTATGAAACATGTAGATGGTATAGCCTCATATATTAATGGACATAAATCACAAAGAGAAGATGTAAGAGGTAGAATAACAGATGCTCTTGTATATTTAATTATATTATGGGGCATGATAAACAAAGATGAAGGCATGAACTAATGAGAGCAACAGAGTTTATGCATTTTATGAATAGAAATGATATAGGTTTGGGTGCCAATCCACCCGAACGAGATTATACTCATTTCACGCCAAGAATGTACTCAAAAAGAAAAAGATATGAATATCAATTAATGTTAAGAGACAAACAAAAGGAGAAACTAAAATGGGAAAAAGCACTAAACCAAAAGAAAAAGTAGTAAAAGAAGTAGAACTTGATGCAATAAGTGAATCTGATAGAATCGATGCATTACAAAAAGATCTAGATGAAAGCATATCTGCACTTTATAAAGATATGATTGAGATGAGAGAAAAAATAAATAAGGCAATGGAGCGTCTTGGACTGGAGGCTTTATAATGTTTTATAATACTAATGATGAAACAGGTGAAGATTTACAAAACAGTAGACAAAATTCTGAAAGACAAATGGATGTTGTTTACAGAGTTTTTGAATCTAACCCTAATATGACCCTTACTCCATTCGAAATAAACACTGCAACAGGTCAAAATTGGCCAATAACCAGTATAAGAAGAGCTATTACAGATCTTACTTCTGCAGGTAAATTAGAAAAGACAGAAGAAAAGAGAATGGGACCATATGGAAAGCAAACATATTGCTGGAAATATGTATCATGATTGAGGATTTAATTAAACTCAAAAAACAAGTAGATACTTTAATAGAAACATATAAAGATCTGCATCCAGATGAAAACTATTCCTTAGGCAGAGGTCCTTGGGATAGTGAAAAAGTGCAAAAAGAAACAGCTCTTAAAAGAATAAGGGAGGGATATTATGAAAACACGTTCCGCCAAGAACAAGGGAAGAAAGTTACAGAATTTAGTCAGGGACAAGTTGAGAGATGCGTTCTCGATGATACTTGAGAATGACGACATTAAATCCCAAGTTATGGGTGTAAATGGGGAGGACATTGTGCTCTCCCCAGCAGCCAGACAACATATTCCATACTCATTTGAGTGTAAGAATGTTGAACGATTAAATTTCTGGGACTGTATAAGTCAAACGGAAACTAACACTAAAGAACACACTGCTCCAGCATTGGTTGTAAAGAAAAACAGAAGACAACCTTATGTAGCAGTTCCATTAGATATATTTATTGAATTAATAAGGAGAAATAATGACAATAGGAAATGATTGGATTGGATTTTATAAAAATGGTAAAGATTTCAGTGATGATGAAAAGAATTACTGTTTAACTATATATCCATTTACATTTACTTACTTTAAAGACCCCATGCATGGAAAAGGATTGGAAATTGGAATATTTAAACTATATATTTCTGTCAGAATAGGCGAAATATAGTCTATTCTAATCGTCCAGAGGGTGCAGTTTACCTTTCGGCTGCACCCTTACTCCACCTATCTTATTAAGTCTTCTCTCCATTTATCTATTTGATGAGCACCAACATTCCTTTTCTTTTCTTCGTACCCTTCTTGTTTACGGCCATGATAATCAAGTAGTCCTCTAGGTGGACCTTTTTTCTTTTTCTTACTAAATATAGGCATCCCTGGAACCTTTACACCAAGTACTTCTTTCTCTTGACCTATCCATTCTCTTGAATTTTTTGTCCAATCAGCAGGATATAATGCAAATGCATGTCTAAATATATCCATAGTTCTACCGTCTCTAAATGCTGGCAGTGCTTTATTTTGCATAAAACCCATGAATGTACCAAATTGCTGCCAATATGCTCTTTCTACAGCATCAGGATTTTGCCCTTCTAAATATCTATCATAACCAAATGCTATTCTTTCCCATTCACTATCTGGTAAACCCATAAATCCAGCTTGCATCATATGGAATATCATTCTATCTACTACAGGACCAGTAACTTCATTTACTAATCCATATAAATACTGATGATTATCTTTAATTGTACCATCTGCATTAAGATGATCAGGATCAGGCCCTTCAATATTAGCAATTACAGAACTTAGTTTATCTAAAGTATCATTTTCAGCTATTCTATTTAAATCCCAATTAGTCATTATAGAAGCAAATTGAATAAAGGCATACATAGCTCCATATTTAGCTAAATACTTAGCTTCGGGTGAATCCCATTGTCTTGCCATAGCTCCATGAACTGTTCCTTTTAATTTTTGATATTGCATATCAGCTAAAAACATAGGATAATGTAGTAATCCAGTAGCTATTGATGTAGCAAATGTAACACCAACTTCTCCTTTATTAACAATTTGATCTCCTATATTTGTTTTTTTTGTCTTGCCTGGATGGCCAGTTAAAATCCTTGCTTTAGCATGTAAAGCATACTCACCTGCAAAACTATTAACCATAAATAATGCAAGATTTGTAGCCTTATTTACCAATTTATTGGATTTATAATTTTTTAAATCAAGAGCATCTCCTCCCATTTTAGTCCAATATTGAGGTTGTTTTTGATATGATTCCATCATTTCTATAAAGGCATATCTAAACATTCTTTTACGAACAAAATTCTCAGTTACTCTATGAAATTTTAATCCTATTTCAACAGTAGCATTTGCAACTTTTTCAAAATTTTTCCATGCTACTCCACCTTTACTCTTTGCTTCAATTTGACCTGTATCCTCATTAAATCTAAAATCTAATTTCTCTGCACCTTCTTTCGATAAAATACCATCTGTAACAAGTTCTCCAGCTATATCATCAAATCCAAATCCCTGTTCTTTTTCTATTTGATCTAATAATGACTTATACTCAACTCCCTTTTTAAGCTTAGTAGAACTTATCCTGCCTTTGTGATATTTTTGACGCATATTTGCCATATTAAAAGCACCCATTTCAGCAATAAAAAACTGCATACTAACAGCATTACGTATTGGTCCTGTAACTCCTCCACCCATAGCAAAAATCGTTTCTGCTATTTTTATAGTTCTTACTGTTTTATTCATCCAATCAGGTCTATTTTGCAGCCCCTTTGTAGCAATAGTATATTCATCATCGATAAATTTACCTAATCCTTCCATAAATTCAACACCATTTTTTTGAAAATCAGGATTAGATAATATTTTTTGCACTTTTAAATATTCTGTAGCAATAACATTTAATTTATTAAATTGTATGGCTTGAGATCCATATTCTTGCAATACAAATAAAGGATTTTGCTGCCATCTTCTTTGAACTACATCACTTCTAGCTTTTACGTTAGCAGGAGGATTAGATTGTACCATTACCTCTAATGAAGCAGCAGCATCTGAAACTAACAAATCTATTCCAGAAGCACTTTGCGCATCTAATATTTTATTAAACTGAACTTTCTGTGCCATCACATCAGTTAAAGCCATTTGAGGAAAATATCCACCTTCTTTCATACCAGCTTCAATTCTTTGAACAGCTTCCGTAACAGCTTTATCAAATCTTTTTAAACTAGGCATATGGTCAGCAGCCCATTTTGCATCCTTATAAGACAGGCCTGTAGCTTTAATCCATACAGCATCTCTACTTTTTAATAATCCTTGTTTATTAACCTCACCCATTTCATTTAAATATATCTTAGACTGTTTAGCTGCTTGGACAATATTAGCACCATAAGGTGTACCTATTCTATTTCTAACAACACGCCCATCAGCATCTTTAGTTATTTCTAAATTAGTTCCATATACTTCTCCAGTCACGCCAGCTTTAATAACTTGATCCCATTTTGAATCAGGAGTTGTTAATAAAGTCATAAAATCTCTTATAATTGCTCCATCATCACTCGCTATTACTTTATCCATCTCTACAGATAAATTTTTCAAATCAGTAGGATCGCTAGTAATTCTTGCTTTCTTTTCTAATTTTCTAAGTTTTGTTAATGCAGGCCCACCATATCCAATACCCAATTTTTCGCCTGAAAGACCTACTGCTGAAGCTACATCAGGTATTCTACCTTTTATATTCTTACCAGTATCTTCTATATAAGCTGCTCTAAATAATTTAGCTACAACTTTCATTTGTTGAGCTTGAAAGATCACACTATTACGTTCATAATTCTTTACTCGATTTAACTGTTCATAAAATCGATTTCCTAATGGAGTTTTACGCATAATAGCATGAGGTATTTTAATCATACTTTCCAAATATCCTAAAGGCTTACCAAGCTGTTTCTCATGCATATCAATTTCAACTTTAATTCTTCTAACTTGGCTATCTTTTAATATAAATGTTGGGTCTATTTCAATCATTCTATCAGCTTTTTTTGCAACATCTACTAAATTTCTATATGTATCAGTATCTTTACCAATAGCATCTAAACTATCAATTCTACCATAAGTAGTTGTAGTTAACTTTTTAGAGTTCCAATGATCTAAAATTTCCTGAACCTTACCTTCATTTTTTGTAAGTCCTGCTGTAACTAATACATTATTACAACTACCTATATTAACAGTATTTCCAGCCATTTAACCTCCTAATTACATCCATCCAAATCGACTCTTTTCTTGTCAATTTTCTTAAATCTTTGTTTTTTATTATTAGCATCCCGTTTCTCATAAATTGGTCCATCAGCCAAATCATTACGTATGATATTTTCTACAGCTGGATCAATCCATCCCAGATCCCACATTATAGATTTCACAAGATTTCCATGCTCTTCAGATAAACTTTCAAATGGTTTTTGAGTAATACCTGAAGCATTTTTATGTGATTGAACAATTAAATCATTATGCTCATCTGCACCTTTATACCCACGATAAACTTTAACATTATTTCTCTGTAATGCAAATATATCATCCAATCCAGATGGAAAAGTACCATCTTTTGCTATAACTTCTATTTCTTGTAAATATTTAATCACAGAACTTTGCAATCTAGTATTCATTGATAAGTAAGGTAATTGCATACCTTCTACCTGAACATAAGATCCTCCAACAGGTTGAGGCTTGAATAAAGCTTTAACCAACTCAAGACCAACTTCACCCTTATCAAATTTCGTGTCTACAATTTCTCCATGTTGATTACGTTGAATAGCTTTGTATTCAATAAAAAACTTTTCTATCTCTGCTCTGTCAATAAGGGCAGCCTCTTCATAAGCTAAATCTTTATATGCTGGATCTTTTTTCATTACTTCCCTGGTATATGCATAATCACTATTTATTGTTTGATGTAGATTATATACTTTGTCCCAAAACAACTCTCCATCTAATCTAGTTTGATAAATTTTATGAAACATTTTTGTATCTTCAATAGCATGCCATAATCCTAATGCATGTGTAGATTCATTGTCACCTACAAATCTACGTACAATAGGTGTTTTTACTTCAATATAAGTATATCCTCTAGTAACATCATAAGTTTTATCTCTATTAACAGGCCCTAAATACTTTAAATCTCTAAAATCTTGTTGAACTAAATCTTCTCTTGAAAAACCAGTCCTATTCCCTTTAGTATTTTTAATTCTGTAGAGATGGATTGTTCTACCAGAATTATTAGTAAATACTCCATGATTCTTATATTTACTATTAAATACTTTACTACCTATCCATAAATCTTTATTCACCAATCCCTGCATAGATTTCTTATCTAAAACTTTTAAAGCACTCTCTACATCACCTAGCCTGCTTTGAAGATTATCAAACTCAAATGTATTTACTTTAAAAGGAGAGCCAGATTCTTTAGCGATAGCAAACCTTAATCCATTAGCCTCTTTCAATAAAACATGATATACTGCTGATCGAATTTCAACATTTCTAAAATCTGCAGTTTTCTTCTTTTGCCGTTTGTCTAAAAGTTCTAATTCAAAATAGGTCTCACTTGTAGAATCATCCATATTTAGAACTGGTTCTTCACCAACATAAGCTTTAAATACATTAATTCTACTAACTAAATTTTCAGCTCTTAATAATATTTTAGATACTGTTTGATTTCCATTAGCAGCCTTCCATTCTTTATCTGCAATCTCACCCCAATAATCTCTATCTACCAATAATTTTTTTTCTTGTAATTTTGTTAACGCAAATCCAGCGTCATCATATGCAAGTAAATCTTTCCAATTTTTATATCCAGTCCCTACCCTTTTAGTAATACCATTTTTAATAGTAATAATACTATTTACAGGATCAGGTACTCTTGCGCCTTTCCATATAGGCTTCAAAAAATCATTTATCTTTTTAGAATCTTTAAAGAAATCGATATTATTGGTAGCATCATCATTATAAAACATATCTAATATTTGTTTTATCATAGGCTTATCACCTTTATATTTAAAAATCAGATTATTAACAATATAACTATTAGGATTCTCAACTAATGCTCTCATATTACCAAAAACTGTTTTTAAATGCCAGTCTGTAGGAGTATACTGACCTCCTTCATTATAAGGGTCTGTAAATATCTGACTAGCTTTCCTAAGTGTTCTTACAACAATATCGCTAATATCTTGATTTAATCGAATTTGACTCTCACTATGTGCAGAAGAAGATTTAGATTGTGGTGATGACAGATCTGCATCTCCTGAATGAAATCTAAAAGGTTTATTATTAGACATCACTCCATCAAATGTATATCCTTGTGCAGCTAAATTATTTGCAACCTCTGGTGGTAAATCTCCATACATATATGCTCTATATATATGCTGTGCTATTTCAGAAGGCGACCAGAAATCAACAGCATTTTGATTAATATTAGCTATTTGTCTAGCCACTCCAGCGTTCTCTGATTCAGACCAATCTTTTATCCCATCAATATCTGAAAAATTTCTAAATGATGTATCGTCTTGAGCTGTTCTTAGGTCCTTTACACCTCTACCAGATCTGCTAAAATTAAACTCAAATCCCATATTATTAGCCCAATTTACAACTTGTTTTAAAGCAATTGTCTCACCAATAGCAAATTGATTGCTACGTATCTGATTCTTTAAATGAGTAAATCCAACCTCATCAGGACTTGCTCCAACAATTCCATTAACAATTCCTAAAGGATTTGACTCAAATGGTGTTTCAGGAAACGGACTATAATCTCGTATAGTACCCATCCTTCTAATATGCCAATCTACATTTTCACTAGGCATACCATAATAATGATATCCATGATCTCCATCCCAATCTCTTTGATGCATTACCCTTAAATCATGATTATTTAATATACTATGATTACCAAATTCTTTAGGTAAAAATTCTTTAACTCTATTAAATCCTACATCAAAACTTTTTTTAGGAATTGCTAAAGTACTCATACCTAATCCAAGTTTTGTTTTCTTCATATCAGTTTTTAATTTTTTTATAAATTCTACTGTTTCTTTAATCTTAGATGCTTTGTTAGTTCTCTTTAATTCCTTTATATATGCAGTTTCTAGACTCTCTAAAACTCTAGCTCCAGTATTTCTATCCACAGTCATATATTTACCAGTACTAATAATACTTAAGATACCTTCATTAGTTAATTGAGACTTATCTACAGAAGCATCAGTCAGTATATTTTTAAAAATTGATCCTACAGTCTCCATAAAAGCAGCATAATGTTTATTTTCAGAAATATCTGTTAATTTATTGTCTTTATCATCACCTTTTAAAAACCATCTTTCTGCTTTCAAGTCTTTCTTAGCAGCCATAACATCATATAATGCATCTGTAATATCTATTTTACCATCTTCTCTAACCCTAAATCTAATATCCCGACCTTCATAATCTATCACAAAATCTATATCTTCTATTCTTTCAATTCTTTGTTTACCCATATGATGAGGCATAGAAGTATCCCCAAATTTTACTACAACTCTATGTTGTGGTACATCTGCTCCATCATTCCTTCGATAAAGCTCTGGATTATTAGTATAAATATTCCTAAATGCAGTAGGTCTATGGGTATTTTCAATATCTGCAATTAAATACGTATCTGCGCCTGTTTTTATATTATGTCTTCTAATTACATCAAATATATGTCCTCTAAATAAACTTAAAGTAGCCTGTCTTATAATAGGATTATGATGTGATACTAATCCTGACCGTAACAAACCTTCCGCCATACTATATCCGCCATCTGTAAAATCATAACCCGTTTCATCTACAGCGGCTCTAAAAAATGCTAAGGCTTGTTCGTGAGCTTCAAATTTTTCCCAGTTAGTCTTTCTTTTGCTTAATTGTTCTATACGGCTAGATAACTCAGTCCAAATTCTATTCTTTAGAATAGTTCCTTTACCCATATTATCATTTAAGCTTTGAGTAAAAAATACCCCATCCTTGGGTTCTGCCATATGACCTATTCCAATAGATTTAAATGGAACAGTAATTACCCCTTCCTTAGTATTGGACGGTATTGTTTCTAATTTTTGCATTAAACTTAATTCTGCCTGTTCAGGAGTAAACTTGTAAGGTTCTAGTTTGCCTGGACGAACTGCTCCACTTTCCATCTTACCATAGAATGATTTTGCAGCACTTTCTCCCATAACAATAGTTGTTTCACCTAAATCAATATTATTATTCGCAGTTATACGAGGATTGTGCTGCCAATATCCCTTGCTAATAACACCTTTTGCTTCAGGTCCTAAAATACCCCCTGAATTGGCAATATTATTCTTAAATCCATTACCATTTACATCTCCATGCATAGATCCCATTAAATAAGCTATATCAGGATCAATAATTAATACACCTCCATCAAGCATAGATGTATTTAAACTTTCTAGATTGTTATTCTCTTCTATAGACTGTCTGGCTGTTTCTTTCTCAAAAGCAGTAGAATTTGGATCATCTAAAATATCCTGATGATGTTTATTAACAGCATCCCTACTTCTAAATCCATCTTTAACTGTCTGATCTTTGGTTCTTTTAAATGCCTCATCAGAAATAACTTGTATTTTAACTCCATTTGTTAAGAATTTATCAGCTACACGTCTTAAAACTGGATCTACTCCTTCAAAATCTCTTAATAAACCCAAGTAATGATCATCAACATATGAATAGTTTTCATTAATAGCTTGAGTACTTACCTTTAATAACTTAGTATATAATTGATTACGTGCTGTTAAATTTTCTGCTGAAAAATGCTCAGGAGTAAACATCTTTTGAAATCCTTCAGCATTAATATGATGCATATTCATTAATAACATTTTTACTTCTATATTTAACCCTGAATCATCAGCATTCAAACGTTCAGTAGATTTTTCAAAATTAGCACGTGCTCTGGCATCTGTCATAGTCTCAAGCATAGCATCTCTCCAAATCTTAAATCCATCAGTAATCTGCCTTCTATTATGTGTTGTTAAAGGAACTACAATAGGATTCCCAGCATTCATATCAAGAATAGCATATTCTGTTACAGTATTAGTTTTTTCTGCATTTTCAGATATTAATGTACGTACTTCATCATCACTTTTCGCTTTAGCAATCTTAGCTAATATTTCAGGATTTGCATGATCATTCTGTACAAGTAAATCCATCATCTGTGTTTTTGTTAATTTTGCAAGATTTAAAGTTGTTTTTCTCCCATTATATATAATAGCATCACTTAAAGCTCCTACAAACTCTAAGTCTAAAGTTTGCATGAAATCTGATGATAATCCCCCAATAGTAGGTTTACTAATATTACTATGATTAACTTCTATCATATTATCTTTAATTGTATAAGATGTGGTCAAATCAAGTTTAGTTGCAATATTTCTAAGTAATACAGGGAACTCTGCTATAAACTTACCCATATCTTCCTGAACAACTCTAGAACGTTCAATAGGAGCTAATTCGCCATGTTTACGATGTAATGCTGATTCTGCAAATAACACTATCTCATCTATTTGACTTTTACGTATAGCTTGTTCTATCTGTAGTCTTTGACCTGGAGTCACATCAACACCACCACCAGATAGTGCTCTATTTTTAGCATCAGAATCCCAATTTCTAATAATATAATCTTTTATATCTCCATCTGTAAGCTTTAAACCACCCTTTTTAACCAAAGAAATAAATTCTTCATCGATAGTATTAGGATTTTCAGGATCTTGCAAATTATACCTTTTCATCACTTTAATTGGAGTACTATTTTTAGCATGCGCAGCTCTTTGAACTAACAATTCTTCTATAGCTCCTTGAAGCTCTTTTTGATCTGCTTTATATTCTCTTAAATGTTTTGCAGTAGCAGTAATTTGTTGAGTTTTATATAATACTTCGTAAAGTTCATCTAAACTTCTATGTTTAACATATTCTTGAATTGCGTCTTCCAAATTACTTACACTAGTATTGTCTCCTGTATGCTTCATCAATTCTGACATTAAATTCTCTTTCATCATCAACATTCTACCTTTTCCAGTAGTAGTATTATACAAAGACATTAATTTAGTCATAATTTCATTTACTCTTAATTGACTTGAACGTTCAACTCCTGCTAATTCTTGAATAGATGCCCCTATACTCATCTGTGAATCTAAAACATTTTGAGTAGAAATTTGCCCTTTGTTATACATATCAACCATATTTTCTAAATCAAGCATAATTTTTTGCCTCATACCCTTAAACTGAGGATTACCACCTATAGTAGTTTGTATTTTATTTAATACTTCTTCAACTCTCAAATACAGTGTTTCTACAGCTTTAGCAGTTATTTCCTGAGCTGTAAAACCTTCCAAGCCACCTGGTCCACCTGGAACTGCTCCGCTTAATCCAATTTCTGCAAACTCCTGTACAATCTCATTAATTTCTATACCAAGTTGTTCTAACTGTTCAGGTTTACCAGAAGTCTCTAATACTTTTAAAACCTCTTTTAATTCTCTATGAATTTTATGAGAAGCACCTTTTTTAGATACTTCATATACTGAATCAATACCCTTTTTATTAGCCATATATAAGGTTCCATCAGTAGGTATAGCCTTAACAGTTTGTATTTCAGGAGCTCTAGTAAATTTTCTTAAAATATAACTATATCTTTTTAATGTTCTTGCAAGTTCTTCCCCTTCTAATCCATCAAGTTTTAATTTCTTTTCCATAGCATCTAAAGAAAGCATTCTTTTATCGCCCATATCAAATAAACCATTCTCTTTAGCTTCCCATACCATTGCTAAATCTTCTTCGGTAAATTTCATACCTTCTAATGTTCTTCTTGCTACATAATCTGCTAAACTAGTTTTAAATCCATATTTATAAAATCCTTCTGAAGGAAATTTTAATCCTATTTTTTCTTGAGCTCTTAATAATTCTTTAGCTTCTTCCATCGTAATCTCATTACGAACATCATCTGGAGCTACATTTTTCGCATTTCCAGCCTTAATCCATTCAAAAGATTCATTTATTTGTTGCTGTAAGTCATTAACTGCAGCTTCTTTTTCAGGTAAATCCTTACTATTCTTTTTCTCTTCTTCTGTTAATGTCACTTTAGGAGCTCTTTTAAGTATAAGGCCTGAATATTGTTTAGCAATACCAAAATTCTTAGTCTTATCTTCCCTCTTATCCCTCTCTCCTCTC